GCCTCAATGACCATCTGCTTGAGCGGGTCGGCGAACGCCACGCGCTGGTAGCCGTGGAATTCCGTAAGCATCCGGCCTGCGGCGTCCTTGCCGGAACCCATCTTGCCAACGAGTGCGATGCTGCGCATGCCCTAGCCCCTCTCAGTGTTCCTGCTTCTGATGGGGGCTAGGGGACTCGTATGCCTGCTACTGCGGCGGGTACAGAAGCGGCGCGGCGGGAGCTGCCGGAGCGGTCTCAACAGGTGCCACCGGAGCAACCGGCGCAGGCTCAGCCTGAGCGAAGTCAATGAGCTGCGCCACCTGAGAGAACGGCTTGCCGATCTGCTCGGCGACGCTGACGACGTGCTCAGCTTCCTTGGCGACAGCGACATGTCGAGTGAGGTAGCCGGACGCGAAGGTGACGGCCGCAGTGACGCCAGCCAGCCACAGACCCTTGACGTCAGCGGGAGTGCCATCGGGGAAGACGTACGGGCCGACGATGCCGCCAACGACGCTCGCCGCGCTCGCCGCAACGGTTGCCGCAGTGACCTTAGGGGAAAAGCCGCTCATCCTTGGATCTCCTTCTCAAAGTGTTCGCGCAGATCGCGCATGATGTGCTCCCGCTGCTCCGTGAGCTTGCGGTCCAGCTTCGTGTGATGCCACGCCCAGACGAGGGGCACCCATATGACGTCAGCGGCGAGGTTCGGCCACACCGCTGACCAGAATCCCGCGAGGTTCACGGCTTGTCCTTGCGCCGGAGCTCAAGCCGCGACCGCGTCAGCAGGTTCACGGCGTGCTCAGTCGTGTGCTCCGCCTGCCAGTCGCGCACTTCCTTGAGCTGTGCGTCTTGCGCGTCCAAGCGGCCATGTAGTCGCCCAAACTCATGCGACAGCACGTCAGTTAGCTCGCCGCTGGTACGCCGGTTGCGCCGGTTAGCCAGGTAGGCCGGGCCCGTAGCAATCGCCGCAGCGACTACAGACCCGACCACCCAAGCGGTATCCGGCGTGATCATCGCGCCGTCGGACATGTCACACCGTCACGGTGTGGGTAGGCAGGCTGTGCCACGCTCCGCCAGCCTTGTAGCACGGCGTGAGGGTGTACGAGCCAGCGGGGAGAGTGACCTCAGGCGTAGCCAGGTTCAGCGACTGGCCAGCGGCGAACTTGGTGTTGTACGCCTCCGGGGGGAAGTTGTGCTGTACACCCTTGCTGTCACGGACCGCGACGCCAATCTCCTCAACGGTCATAGCGGCCGAAGCCTTGACCGTGAACGCCACGCGGATACCGACAGATAGCCCCGTCTCAGTCAACGTGGCAACCGGCGCAGGAGTCGGAGCGGGAGCCGGAGCGCCAGCCCAAGCCTTGAGCTCAGCAACGGTGGCGAAGTTGGCCACGTCGTGGTCTATGCCGCCCGCCTCGCTGTACTGGTGAAAGACCCAAGGGTGCGTGACGCGCGGGTGACCAGCGGGCACAATGTCAGCGATCCACAGACCGTCGCCCGCGTAGCTCTCCGTGTCGTCGTGCACCCAAAAGTCAAGGTTGCAGTACAGCACTACCTTGACGTTCGGGTGCTTGGCCTTGCAGTACTTCATGAACGCGTCACGCTCGGCCTGCGTCTCGCCAGCGAACTCCCAGTCAAACGCCAGGAACTCACCGGGCCGCAGGTCAACGCGCGACAGGAAGAACTGAGCCTCCGCCACTCCCCCGCTGTGGCCAAAGTGATAGTGCCCGATCACCTGCCCGTGCGAGCGCGCGTAGGCTAGCTGCTCGTGGTAGTACGGGTTCTCGTAGCTGGTCGCCTCAGTACACTTGATGATCTGGAATGAGTCGCCCCGTAGGTCCCACGTGGGGCTCTGGTAGCTCGAAACGTCCTTACCGGAAAGCATGCAATCTCCTTATGCGTGAACCCACATGCAGAACATGCATGAGGTCTGGGCAGTGTTGACATAGCTGGTACTGAGAGCCGCGCCGGAGTACTGAGCCGTTACCATCTCGACATAGTCACCGGCATTGAGGTAGATCAGCGCGGAAGTGGCGACACTCGACGTCGCAGCGCTACCGGCGTTCCCGGTCTGGTTGAACGCTCCCGTGACGAGAGCACCGTTCACGCGGAGCCACACCGTACGCGCGCCCGTTGCGTTCGCCGCGTAGCTGACAGTCCCGTTGACCTCGTACCAGCCCGGAATCTGTGCGGTGTACCTAGTATTATTAGAGCTGTTGCTATGCCCGGCGTAGGTGTCCACAGCCGAGCTGTCCAGCGAGACAAACGTACTAGTCGAGTTGGCCACCGACTGAACAGCGGTCTGATACCCGAGAAAGATCGGTACGTTGGTTGAGAACGTCACAGAGTTGACCACCTGCGCGTTCCATAGCGCGCCAGTGATGAGCTGCCCCGCCGAAACGGTCGCAACGACCGGAACGGGTAGGTTCGTCATGGAGTCTCCAAGGGAGGGCACCTACACACGTGCGTAGATGCCCTCAACTAGTAAGCGAAATTGACGCTGTTGGCGATGGCTGCGGCGTCCCACGTGTTGTAGACCGTGGTCGTCGTCAGCGGCGTGGATAGGTTCTCCGTCACGTTGAACCCCGCCGTGTGGCTGTGCGCCGTCGGTGCCGTGAAAGTGACCACGCCAGTAGTCCAACCGGGCGAGGTGGCGGACACGGCCTTGACGGTCATGACCTCCGGCACCGCCCCGCCAGTGCCAACGACGATCTGTTGCCCCACGCCGATCTGACCGGCTAGCGGCGTTTGGTTGTCGAACGTCGGAGCGTTGATCGTCATGGACGTGGCACCAAGTGACACGGAGCTAGCCAGAGTTGTGCGCCAAATGCCGAAAATCGCCGAAGGTACAGGATCAGCGGGGCTCAACTGCATCGCCAGCGTTGCGTTACCCACGCTGTCGTAATCCCACTGGATTTGCTCAACGAAGCAGTCAAGCTGAATCGGCGGACATCCCAGCGGGCGACGCATCACGCGGATTCGCGTGCCAAGGTCCAGCGGTAGCAGCGTGGACCATGCGTTCGACGCGCTGACGTTGACCTTGATGGCGCTGACGCGCATGAGCGGATTCTTGTACCGGCTCAGAAGGTATGACGCGCAGTCCTGGCACTCAGCGGCGCTCGTTGTGTTCACGGACCGGGTGAGCAACCGCGAGAAGTAGTTCGCGATGCTGGTTTGATCCTGAGCTGAGAAGACTTGGCCAGTAGAGCTCTGTGTCACCTGCACCACGTTGGCCAAGTGTGCTGGGTCGAAATCGAGTTGAATGTCTTCGTACGGGATCTCCCCCGAACCATCGCCGAACGTCAGCGACGGAGTTAGCTGCGTGTACTTGGACTGTCGGGAGCGGAAACGCGGCGCGCCCGTACCCTGAATCCAGTGAGCGCCCGTCTCGGTGTCGACCACCGATTGCAGCGCGGAGAGCGCGTCAGAGCCTGCGAAGTCAGCAGGTCCCATGCTGCGCGTAGTCCCGCTGTCCAGCGACGTAGGACCGGTGTAGCCCACGTATCGCAGAATGCGCGCGTACCGCTGATCGGTGCTGTCCCCCGTGCCCGCGTTGCGCCAAGCGGTGTACAGGTTCGAAATCTGCGAGGCAGTCAACAGCGAGGGGAACTCGGCGACGAACGCGATATCGCCCTCAAACGACATGTTGGCGTAGTTGCCCATGCCCTGAGAGACCAGCGCCCCCACGCTGTCCGAGACGAGACCAGCGGGCACGTTGCCAGCCCACGCGACTGAGGACGTTGAAGACGCGGTCACGCCGTCAAGGCTCGCAAGCATGACGTTGTTAGCTGCGTCCATGCCGAACAGCGCAAGATGCCAGTTACCATCTGTCGGGGCCGTAGCGCCAGCGAACGCCATGGTGAACGCCGCGTTGTGCGCATTGCTACCACCCGCCCACCACATGCCGTTGTCGTTCATGTAGACGTCAATGCCTGCGCCCGACGGAACACCGGATGCAACGCTGTTGTCACACGCGAACCAGAGATGCGATGCATGCCCAGAACCGCTACCACCGATGGTGACAGCCGACCGGAACGCAACAACGCGCGTCCACAGATTGGGATTTGCCGGACCCTTGATGCCCGCACCGTTCAGGGCGAGATATGACGTAGGCACCAACGTGCCGGACACTCCGGAGTCAATACCGGGCGAGGGGTTCGACAGCGTCAGCACCGTGTCAGACCCGTAGAACGTGCCCCCCGCAGTACGCGACGTGATAGCCGTACCAAACGCGTATGGGGCTGCTCCCGCCGCGCATCCCTGCACAGGTGCGGCCCTGTTCTGCCCGGTGAAGTCGGTTGCCGAAGTGGTGCCCTGCGGGTCATTCAGCTTGTACACAAAGCGCGGACTGAGAAGGTTGAACTCCTCGGTCAGCGGGTCGCTCAGGGTGCGCTGAGAGAACAGCGCGAAAGCGTCAACTGCCGTGATCGCAGCCTCAGCACGGGTACCGGCATCCGCGTACTGTGGAGTCCAGCGCTCAACGAAACCGGCGAACTGGCCGTACCAGGAACCCGGGTAGACCCACGCCGTTGCGGCCGAACCCTTCTCCAGTTGCTGGCCATCAATCTGTATCGACGCGGTAGATCCGGCGTAGCCCGATCCGGTGAGTGCAAGTCCCGCACGCGCGCCGTATAGCGTAGCCGGAGCCGTACCCGTGACCGTGATTCGCTGCCAGGCTCCCCCGCCAGTCAGGGTGACAGGGGAACTCACGCTGTAGCTGGTCGGCGAGGTGGCAGACGCTGTGCCGTACCAGCCGATCTGAGCGGCAACCGGCACGCTAGTGGACGCTGTGACGTTTCGGGCGTACAGCGAGAACGTGTAAGGCTGGCCGGGGACAATGCCGCCTGTGTCGAATACACAAATCGTCGCCGCGCCACCCTGCGTACCGACGCTGAACTGAAACGCGTTCGACTCCTCGAATGCGACGCCAGCGCCAAGGGCGACGATCTGCCCTCCCGTACCATCCGTGCCGCTGGTAATGCCGAACGCCGACGGAATGGCTCCCGCGCTGTAGCCTTCGCCGCCCGTCGCAATGGTCTGTAGAAGCCTGTTCACGGTGGCACTGTTCTGCATCCGGTGCTTGAACGGCTGGTAGGGGCGAATGACACCACCCCATGGCCCAGCACCGTTCAGCGGGTCGAGCGCGCCGTCAGTGTTGTTCAGCGTGATTTGCAGCTCGCCCGCTTGAACCTGATCTAGCTCATACTGCTTGCCGCGCTTGAGACTTGTCTGATAGCGGGTGCGCGGGGTGAGGTCAACCCACTGTGTGGCGGGGGTAGTTCCGCCGTTGGCACCATAGGAAGGTGCCCAAGAATCTTCCACGTTGGGGAAGTTGGGTAGCTGAGTCAAGGCACCTTCCTATGGTGAAGCACATACACACGTGCGTATGTGGTTAGCGGCGATACGGGGCCCACGTGGTGGAGTTGCGGCCACCGAGACGCAGCATCTCCGTTTGGATCACGTCGCGAAGGTCCCTATCGCTGCGGACCGTCCCCTGAACCGTGACGTTGACGTTGGTCTCGTAAACGACCGTCCCGCCAAAGCCCGCATTGCCCATGCTGAGCGGCGCAGGCTTGCCCGCACGGGTGATTGCCCCAGCGAGGGCTGTAACGGCGCTGACGGGCTTGTGAGAGCTCTCCGTGACGCCATTGGAAAGCCCCTCAGTGATGAACTGGCCGATCTCATGGAACACGCGCGACGGGGAGTGAATCCGAAGCGCCCTCTTGATCGCGTTCGCCATGCTCTGGGCAATGCGCGTCATCATCTTGACGATGGAGCCCTCTTGCGACTCCAGACCCTTGACGAGACCCTGCGCGGACTGGATACCAGCGCCGTACATCGCGTTTGCCACGACAGCGCCAGTGGAGCTCGCCGAAGTGGTCAACTGCGTCTGCATGGTGTTGATCTGCCGGATCTGCGCCTGGCTCGCGTACGCCAGCGCTGAGGCAGTGTCGCCACCACCGCTGACACCGGCCTGCGCAATCTGGTTGATCAGATCCGCCCGCAGTCCCTCAGCCTTGAGGCGGTCAAGGTTGCGCGCGAACTGCTGCGAAGCCTGAACCTGGTTAATCATGTTCGTGATGACGTCACCAGCACCTATCGGGCCGTTGGTGTTTGACATGACGATTGAGGCATTCTGCATGATGCCGGAGGCGACAGAATCGCGCTCCTTGGTCCAGTCGGCCTGTAGCGTGACTAGTTGCTTCTGTGCCGCCTTGAGCCGAGCGGCCACAGCGTCACGCTTGTTCGCGAGGGTTTCCAGCAACCGGCCCTCACGACCGACGTACCCTTCTAGCTGACTTGCCGCGCGGGTGTGGGCATCCTGTAGCAGCGTGATCGTCTTATTGACCGCGCTGACTACCTGCTTCTGTGTGCCCGTGAGACCGGCAATGAGGCCCATGTGCACCCAGTGGCCGATGCGCTGGAATACGCGCGACGGAGAGTTGATCTCTAGCTCGGTCTGAGCCGTCGTGACCATCCCGCGCGCCACATTCCGAACAGCCGCATGGGCCGCGTCAGCGTGCTCCGTGATTCCAGCGGCAATGCCGTGCGGAATCCAGCGGCCAACCTCGTCCCGGAAGACGCGGGAGGGGCTGTTGATTCCAAGGAAGCTCTTGACGGACTTGAGCGCATCGCCAGCGAGTTGCTTGAGGGTGTCGTAAATGGCGCTACCGGCGGCGGTGAGGCCCGTCACGATTCCATTGATGATATCCGTACCGACCTGCGTCAGCGTTCCCCACAGGCTCTTTGCGACACCAACCAGGAAATGCCAGATATCGGCGAATGCCTGCCCCACTAGGTGGACCAGATCGCCCCACACCTTGCCCCAGTGACCGGTCAGAATGTCGAGCGCAACCGTGATCGTGTTCATCACAAGGTGAATTGCGAACGTCACAATTCCCGAGATAATCGCCCACGCGAGCTTCACGGCCCCAACGATCAAATCCCACGCGATAGTGAATACCGACGCCAGATTCGTCGCTGCTACGCCGATCCAGTCCCACACAATCGACGCGATGGCCTTGACCGAGGCCCAGAGTTGCCCCCATACCTGCGTCACCATTGCGCCGTTTTGGGCCCACCACTTGGTGAAGTCAGCGGCGCGAGCCTTGACCCAAACCAAGACGTTCTGATCGAACCACTTCACGACCCGCTGGACTTCCTTGGCAGCCCAGTCCCACACGGCTGAGAAAATTTTCATGGCACCCTGCCACAGCCCCGTGAAGAATGAGGCTAGGCCCGGCATGTGACCCTTGATCCACGAACTGATCTGACCGAAATGCGTAATCAGCAGCGCGATAGCGGCAACAGCGGCGACGATGCCCACCACAATCCACGTGAGCGGGTCGGCGAGCAGCGAGTCAGTGAATGACCACGACGCGATGCTTGCCGCTGTCAGGCCGATCGCCACAGCCCCTAGGCCGATGCCGAACACCTTGAGCACGGACGCATGCGACGTCATGAAGCCAACCATGCCGGAAATGGCACCAAGAGCCTTAGTTGCACTCGGCAGCAGCGCCGTACCGATCTTCACGCCGAGCGCCTGAATTGCCGCTTGCGCGTCCTTCATTTTCTGACTGAAAGTCGCCTGATTCGCAGCAACGGCCGCGCCGAATCCATTAGCGCCCTTGGCCAGTTCGGGATACTTACCTCGCACACGGTCAAGCTGGTCAATGAGGATATTCATCCCCGTGCCAGCCTTCTTACCGAAAATCGTGGTAAGTACGCCACCGGTCTGCACGCCAGTAATGCCAGCGGCCTTTAGATGTGCCTCAAGGTCATTTAGTGCGGGCAGCAATCCGCCCTTTTGCATGTCCGTCGCCATTTGGGTAGCGGACATTCCGAGCTTCTTGAGCTCCGTAGCTCCGCCAGCGACAGGCTTAGCCATTGCCTGAACGGACATTCGCAGCGCGGTCGCAGCATTCTCGCCGCGCATCTGGTTGTCACCAAACACCGCCAGCGCAGCGCCAACGTCCTTGAGTGACAGGCCGTAAGTCTTGACCGCTGAAACCATGCCGGTGCCCATGGCGTCAGCGAGATCCTGCATGGACATATCGCCAGAGCCGACAATCGAGTTAAGGACACCCATTGCCTGACCGAAATCCTGCACACCGGGAATCCCAGAGACCACAGCGCCGTTCAGCGCGTTAGTGACGTCGACCAGATCGGCATGACCGACAGCCGCACCCTGCGCCGCAACCTTAAGCAGATTCAGCGCCGTAGGGCCCTTGATGCCGACCGAGGCGAACGACGACTCAATGTGGTACAGCGCCTGAGCCAGCGAGGTAGGCGAGAAGCCGACCTGACCGGCGAGGTTCAGAACACCGTCACCAAGCGACTTGAGCTGAGACTTGGGGACTCCGGCCTGAGTCGATATTTGGAGCATTGCTGACTGAAAATCAGCGGCCATGCGCACTGTCTTGTAGCCGACAGCAACAGCGGCCACACCCATGCCGAGCAGTGCAGCCTTGCTGACCGCACCGAGCTTGGACATGTACTGTCCGCCCTCGCCCTCAACACCGGCTAGTTCCCGCTTCACACCCTTCACGGTGGCTGCGAGCCCTGTGTAGGAGCCCACGAACTCAATGAATACCGGGGGCAGTGCCATTACACTTTCACCGCCTTAGCCCACGCGCGTTCCCAGACGACAGCCATTTTCTTTTCAGCTTTCTTCACGCCAGGGCGCATGTAGGGGTAGCGGCCCTCAGTGTGGAACCGGTACAGGTTGGTAATCTGCTCCTTACCACCCACGCCAACTCCCCCGCTGTAGCCGTAGCGGCCAACCTTCTTAGGGCGCTTCACGCCACCAACCTGACTCCGCAGCGTGCCCGTGAGCAGGCCCGGCCCGCCACCTCTCGACACGTGGTGCGGACTCAGGTTCAGGTTTACGGCAGGGACGGACTTGTCACGTCCGATCGCCCCTCGGTGGTCCCATCGGGGACGCCCACGCATACCGCTCTTAACCTGCTGCTTGGCTGCGGTCTGCGCCGCTTTCATGGCAGCGAGGGTTGCGGCGTTCGTGCGCAGCACTATGGCGTCTAGCTCGGCAAGGTCGGGCTTGATATCCCGGATGTGAGCGTGGATAGCCCCCATCGGATTGTCAGGCACTGTATGCCTCCTCTTCCTTCTCCCTCCGGAGCTTCGCCACGGTGTCGTCTACAGCGATCAGCCAATCAAGCTTCGCGGCTGACTCGTTCTCAAGCTCGGACGGGAGACAGTGCAGCATTGTGCAGAGTCTCCACGTCCGGTATTCCTCCGACGGGAATTCGTCATCCCCGTAAATGTGAGTTCCGGCCAAAGCACCCTCAAGGCGCTTTAGCCCCCAGTAGGGGTGTTGCGCTCCTGCGACGGACTGAAGTCCGGCATGAGCTCAGCCATGTAGGGCGCAACCGCCTCGCGCAGCGCGTCAAGGTCCCTACCGGGGAGATCAAGGACGTTCTCATAGTCGACCGGGAAGTCATACGACCAACCGCGCACAGCGGCGATAACCAGCCGGTCGTTCAGCTCCTCAAGCGGCTCAAAGGCTTCGCCAAGACCGTTCGCGATTGCTTCCTGATCGGCCTTGGTCAACTTCTTGTTACCCTGCGCCTTGGCAATGGCCTCGCCAAACTCGGTCAGCCGAACTAGCTGCGTCTGAATCTTCTTGAGGGGGCGACGGTGCCGCTCCGTGATGTCCGCAACGGGGCGGAGGTCAGCGGTAGCACCGGAAGGGAGAGTGATGTGGTCAGACATGAGACGTCCTAATGCCGTAGGAAGTTGGGGAGGAATAGGAGCACCTACACACGTGTGTATAGGTGCTCCCCTGTGGGCTAGTAGAGACCCGAAGCGATTGCGTTCTTGAGAGTGACGACCAGCGGGCCGAAGCCGTTGGACGCACCAATGTCGGTCGAGTTGCCGAAAGCCTTGAACGCAACCGGGATTTCGATGAAGTCCTTGCCGCGCTGAATGTCAGCGGAGGACCAGTTGACTTTGCTCATCTTGAAGTCGAGCGAGTTGCTAGCGTCGACCGCAAGGTTGAGCTCAAGCGACGTCTTGGCTGCGCTGAGGTACTGCGTCAGGTACGTGTCGTCTTCCATGATGAGGGTTGCCTTACCCTCAACAGTGAGCGGACCAGCCCAAATCGCGAACGGCTGCTGTGAGTTGTCGACCGCCTTGATGATCGTGACCTGACGCTTGATGGTCAGCTCGGCGTCAAGAACCTCAGAGTTCACCGTGCCACCAATGGTGACCGCAGCGCGCCAGGATGCCAGCGGCGGAACTAGTCCAAACGCCGGAGTGGGCTGCGTCGCTGTAGCAGAGCCGTACGTCAGCGTCTTCGCCGAGTAGGTCAGCAGCGCATCGGGGCTCAGCTTGAAACTGAGCTCGGTGTACATCGCTCCGGCGTAGGCGCGAGTACCGGCGTTGTAGAAGTCCGTGAACGTCTGCGAGACCGGCTGGCCGTTGCCAGAGTTCAGCAGCGCGAACGTGTGCGTGTACGGGGCGGAGGAACCAGTCTCGACCAGATCGCCCATGATCCCCGCGAGCGGGTAGCCAATCGAGTCAAGGAAGACATCCCCGTCAAAGTCCAGCGAGCCGCTGATAGTGCCAGCCTGAACGTCATACGCGTCCACCATCGAACCGCGCATGCCCTTATCAACAAGCTGAGTGACGGTGTCCTTGGGGGTGATCTGGTGAACAGGCAGGAAGACCGTAGGCAGCTTCGCGGTACCCGGCATGGTCTCGACCGCTAGGCCGAGTACTGAACGAGCGGAACTCTTAGGCACTCTTGGCTTCCTTCACAATCTTCGCGGCGAGCTCCGGATTGGCCTCTAGCAGCGCCTCAGCGGCGTGCACGGCATCCTCAGCGGGCGACGGGGCGGGAACGGGCTCAGGTGCGGCCACAGGCACCGGAGAGGCACCCTCAGGCACCCAATTGCCATCGGCCGGGGGCGCGTCGAGCGCATAAGCCTTGCCAGGCTCAGCCCAAAGACCGGAAGCGGTGTAGTACAGCGGGGCTGCACCGACGAACGAGTACTTGGCCACGTAGGCTCCTTAGATGTATGCGAGGCACGAAATTTCGATCGTGCTAGTAACGTGGCGTCCTAGGTGTTC